TTCGCCTATAGCGACCCCGATCCCCGGAACCCCGGGGATTGGACGGTCTGTGTCAATTGCGGCAACCGTGGGGGAGACGGCGCTCCGGCGCCCTCCCCATTCGGCCTCCGCGCCACGTCACACACCGATGCCGCCATTCGGAAGGACCCCGAGGACGGCCGCGGCCGGTATATCCGGAGCCCGGAGACCCGCGCCAAACTGTCCGCGTCGATCCGGGCCGCGCACATTCGGCAAGGCCACAAGACGCGCCTCATTCCTGTGACCCTCTTCATCGACGCCGCGCAACTCCGGTCGCTTCTCGCCCAAGCCTGACGTTTATACCTCTTTTGGTAGAACCCGCTGAATCACTTAGGGTACTGAGTGATTCAGCATGGGTCATTCTCCCGCAGCCAACCCCACCGCCTTCGTCCTTACCCCGGACGAGCGGTCGCTTCCGTTCTGGACCCTGCGCCTGAAGCCGTACCTCGAGCAACGCCTCCAGTGTCTCCGGGAACGCAATGACGCGGAGATGCCCGAGGACAAGCGAGGGGTACTGATCGGGCGCATCAAGGAATTGAAGCACCTGCTGGAGTCTGATCCCCGCACCCACTTTGCCGCCTCGGAGGCATCCGACACGGCAGCTTAACCCGCTCACGGACATCTGTCCGCCAGCGACAAGGAGGATTCGATGGGAGAAACCGTCGTCGTCGACCCGAATACGGACGCGCAAGCAGACGCCGAAGACGCCGCACTCGAGGCGGCTTTTACGGAAGGCTTTGAGCAGCCCGCTACTGTCACCGACCAGCCCACGGCACCGCCGCCGGCTGACGAGGATGGGTTGGCTGTCGAAGCGAACGAACCGGAGAAGCCCGCCCCGAAGTATCGCCAGATCACCGAAGAGGAATTCGCGCAACTGACCGAGCGGCTGAACCTGGTCGATTCGGTCGGCAAGCGGGCGGATACCGCGCTCGGCAAGATCGGCGGGCTCGAGCGGACCTTCAGGGAATTGCAGGCCAGTACCCCTGCCGGACAGGCCGTCGAACTGTCTGACGAGGACATGGCCGAGCTGAAGGAAAACTTCCCGGAACTCGCCGGGATGATGAAAAGCACGCTGACCAAAGCGTTGTCCAAGATTCGCGGGACCGGCGCACCGGCCCCCTCCGTCGACCTCGACTCGCTCCGTACCGAATTTGAAGCCAAGTTGATTGAGGAGCGGACCAAGACGCTGAACCGCGTTATGGACTCCCTCGATCGCACCTGGCGCAAGGACGTCAATTCCCAGGAATGGAAGGACTGGATCTCCAAGAAATCCGAGGAGGACCAGAAGGCGATTAACGAAAGTGAAGAGCCGTCCTTTGTCCTGGACAAACTCAAGGAATTTCGAACCGACCTCGAGGCCGCCAAGAAAGCGCAGCCTTCGCCGAAGACTCCCGAGACCCGGGAAGACCCGGCGGAAGCCCGGCGCCGACGTTTGCGGGCCGGGGCTCAACCTCGTTCGACCGGGGACAGTGGTCCCTCTGGCGACGACGAGGAAGCCGCGTTCCAGGCGGGCTACAAGGCCAACGCCCAGTAACGCGACACAAAGGAGATTGAATCATGTCGATGCACTCGTATGGTTTAGCCGCACAACGGATCGGCAAATTTAAGGGCGCGATCATGGCCCATGCCATCCCGGGGGAAATGCTGGCGAAGCACGGCCGGCCCATCACCCGTACCCTCCCGATGAACGAGGGGGACACGTATGTCGGTCGCCGGTTCCTCCCCTATGGGGCGACCACGACCAACTACAACAGCATCAACCGCTTCTTCGCCGATGGCACGGGCGACCGGTCCGCCACGGTGATCCAGGCGCATCAAGTCAATGAAGGTATCACGCCGGACCCTGACCATCTGACCCCGCAGGATGTCCAGGTGGTCATTGCGGAGTACGCCTGTCTCTACGGCTACACGAACCGCACGGCCGACCTGTACGAGGATGACATCCCCGCGCAGATGAAGATCCAGATCGGCGAACGCACCACGTTCGTCCGGGAGCAAGTCCTCTATGGTGCGCTGAAAGCCTGCACCAACGTGTATTACGGCGGAGCCGGCACGTCGATCGGGACGGTCGATGGCGCGATCTCCATCAACCTGCTTCGGCGCGTGACCCGGAACCTGAAGGCGAACCATGCCAAGGAAGTCAACAAGATTCTGAAGGCGTCCGCCAACTTCAACACGGAGCCGGTCGGCTCAGGGTGGTTTGTGTTCTGCCACTCCGACGTCGAGCAGGACATCCGCGATCTTCCCAACTTCACCCCGGTGGAAAAGTACGCCAGCGGCACACCGGTCCCGGGCGAAATCGGCAAGTGTGAAAACTTCCGTTTCGTCATGCACCCGGACTTGCCCTCGCGGCAGGATGCGGGCGCAGCGGTCGGCACCACGGGTCTCTACAGCACCTCCGCGTCGAACATCGATGTCTACCAGATCATCGTGATCGCGCAGGATGCCTGGAGCCAATTGGTCCTCCGCGGCAAGAACAGCATCGAGCCGACATTCTTGCCCGTGGGCCAGAAGTCCAAGAGCGATCCCTTCGGGCAGAGGGGCTATGCCGGGGCGAAGTGGTGGCAGGCCGCCTTCATCGAGAACAACGGATGGATGGCCGTCATCAACGTGGGCGTGAAGTCGCTGACCAGCTAATCAGCGATTAACCCTTGACCAAGAGGAGGCTCACGCCATGAAAGCAAGTGTCGCCGATTACATCGCCGGGCTAGCGATTACCAAGGATCGTGACGCCCTGCGCATTCTGCATTCTGCCGCGCTGGACCGGCTCTCTACGATGCTGTTGTCCACGGGCGGCCTCGCCATCAAAGCGGGCGGGTCTGCGGTCGTCAAGACCGCAACCGCCTTCACGGCGGTGGTCAATCGGAAGCTCGTCCAAAAGGGCGCGAATACCGATATGGCCGCGCTCTCCGGCACGGTGGCGAATGCGAAGTTTAACGTCTACGTGTTCTTCATCGATTCCGCTGGCACCCTCACGTCCCGCATGGGGACCGCAGGGGCTACGCTGGCAACGGTGAAGTGGCCGGAATTCCCTGAAAACAAAGCCTGTATCGGCTTTGTGATCATCAACCCGACCGGAACCGGGGATTTTGTGGGCGGCACGACTGCCCTCGATGATGCCACGGTGGTACCTGGTGCCACCTACGTCAACACCCCGTACCCGTTCGATCCGACTGTCTGGTTGCGCTAACCGGACGCGGAAGAAGGAAAGAGGACAAATCATGGATCGTTTAGCAAGTGTTCCGTTGACCCTGTGCCTGTCCAAGGTGACGCTGGCCGCTGGGACCACAACCACGATCAGCAACACCGGGACCACGGTCTTCGCCATCAAGGGCAAGGCCTATTCCAAGTCCGCCATGACCAACGCCGCCACCCCGACCACGGACGCCTTGACCGGCTCCGCGTTCACGGCGCTCTCCGCGAGCCAAGGGACGGTGGTTGTCATCGGCCTGGACAAAGACAGCAACGTGAAGGCCTGTCAGGGCCCGATCGTTGCGCTGGATGCAGCGAACGCCTTCGTCCAGGCGCCGAGCTTCCCGCTCATTCCCGATACCATGTGCCCCATCGGGTACATCGTGTTGAAGGCGGGCTCGACGCTCTCCGGCACCTTCACCTTCGGCTCGAGCAATCTGTCCGGAGTGACGGGGATGACCTACACCTTCGTAGATGTCATCGGCTTGCCGGACCGGCCGCAGATTTCCTAAGCGGCTTCACTGTGAATCGGACGGGGGAGCGGAGCGATCCGCTCTCCCCGTTCCCTAACCCTGGAGGTTTGTATGGAATCCGCCTCGATCGATAGCGTGAAGAAGGCTGCGAAGCTGCCCAAAAAAGAGATTGACGTCCGTGAGCTGCACCAAGAACAACCCGCCACTGTGACCATGCCGGCGCATAGCGACTTCGAGCGGCCGAGCCCGGACATCCCCTTGCTGCACGGTACCAAGCAACTGAGCCCGGAACAGGCCGATAATCTGGCCTTCATGGAGGAACCGGTCACGGTGATGTTCCAGCCGTCGCAATTGGAGTTTGCGTCCAAGTTTGTCGACGCCTTCGTGAATGGCAAGGGCATCGAATGTTGCAAGATCGGCAAACAGGACTTCGGCCGCTGGGTCGAAGTGAAGCAAGTCCCGGTCGGCGAATGGGTCGTCATCAAGCGGAAGTATGTCGAGGTGTTCGCGCGGGCCAAGGAAATCAAGGTCCGCACCCAGGTCATCGAACATCCGGGCGAGAATCCCGATAACCGCATCAATCGGTCCCTGGTCCCCAAGTATCCGTTCAGCACCCAAGGGGATACCCCGCGGGGCAACGAATGGCTGGCGCGCATCTACGCGGGCCTGTAATTCATGACGTACCTCGAGCTGTGCCAAGCCCTACGACGCGAGTGCGGGATCGCTGGGAGCGGTCCCGCCGCCGTCACCGGCCAGACCGGCGAACTGTCGCGCCTGGTGGAGTGGGTCAAGCAAGCCTGGTTCGAGATTCAATCCCTGCATCGGGACTGGAAATTTCTCCGCCTCTCGGCCTCCTGGACGACGGTCGCCGATCAGTACGCCTACACGCTGACCGACTGCGGCATCACCTCGTTCGGCCAGTGGGTTAAGGAATGCGGTAACTTTCGCTGCTACCTCACGGCAACCGGCGTCTCGGACGAGCAATACCTCAACGAGCTGTCCTATGAAGCCCTGCGAAACGTCTGGCTCTTTGCGTCCAATCGGAACGTCTCCCAGCGGCCGACCGATATTGCGATCATGCCGAACGATGGGATTGCCCTGGGGCCGAAGCCACCGGCCGGCTACACCATCACCGGAGATTATTACCGGGCGCCTGTGACCCTGGCGGCCGACGATGACACGCCGGCACTCCCGGCCAAGCACGATCCCATGATCATCGTCTACAAGGCGATGATGAAATATGCTCGCTTCAAGTCGGCGCCCGAAGTCTACGCCCAAGCCAAAGAAGGCTACGCTCCCCTGCTCTCGTCGCTGCGAAAGGATCAACTGCCCGAGCTGACCTGGGGAGGCCCGTTGGCCTGATGCCAGCCCTGCAAGAGTGGTCGGACATAAAAGATGATGTCACGACGCTGAAAGGCGGGCTCGATCAGAAGACGCCCAGCCTCTCGCTCTATGCCGGGGCCTGCCAACAGGCTGAGAATTTCGAATGCTCCATCACGGGCGGGTACACCCGGGTCGCGGGCTATGAACGCTTCGATGGCCACACCAAACCCTCCGATGGCTCCTACGAAATCATTGCGGTGCAGGCCTTCATCAACACGCCCACAGTTGGGCAAACG